GCATGGACTACAATGCCAATATCAATTGGATTGTGTGCGGTCAGCCTCGCGGCAACCGCCTTAATGTGCTCAAATCTTTTTACGTAAAATTTGAGCGCAAAATCCCTGCGCTCATTGCAGACTTCTGCACATACTATGCGCCCCATGCCAACCACAGTGTCGTCTATTACTATGATGCTACCGCTCTTGGCTCTAACTATGCCGTGAACGATCAAGACTTTCACTGGGTAGTGGTGCATGAGTTTGAACGCCACGGCTGGAGTGTGCAAGATGTATATCTTGGCAACCCCATGCGCCATGATGAAAAGTATTTGCTGATTAACCAGGGGTTTGCCGGGAAGCAACGGCTCATGCCGTACTTCAACCGCCAAAACAATGACGATCTTATTCTTGCCATACAAAGTGCAGGGGTGGAACGTGGAAGAAATGGCTTTCGCAAAAACAAGTCCACAGAGAAGAATCCTGAATCGGAGGAGGACTTGTTGGAGCATCGTACCGATGGCACAGATGCTTTCGATACGCTGTATATTGGGTGTGAAAAGTTCCCGCAGCATGATTTTTATGGAGTTGCTATTGGTGGAGTGAGATAACATTTATAACAAGATGGTAAATCCATAGTAAATATG